GAGGACGATACTGTACAAGGATTTGCCTGCTCCATTCCACATAAGGGAGCAGATCTGCGGGTTGGTCCGTTACCACGGGCTTCCTATATGGATGCTGGAGAAGGAACACCCGGAAAGGATGGTCGCTTCGTGCAGCCATGCTTGCGACACTAGCTTGCTCTACATACTCTCCAAAGCTGACATGACCGGAAGGATATGTACGGACCCGGAGAAGATGCTCGAACAGGTTGAGCTCTTCAAGGAGTACTGCATCGAACAGGGATGTTTCGGAAAAGCCAAAGAGTTCAAGAGTAACATTGGAAGGTATAAGTACATGAACGAGGGTGGCTACGCGGAATTTGAGCCTTACGACGATACAAAATTCAAGGCCGTGATCCTTTGCGGGATACCTGGCGCAGGTAAGGATCACTACATAAAGAATGTGTTGAAGATGCACAACGTCATATCTCTCGACGATATGCGGCGTGCACGGAAGATAAAGAGGCGGGACTCCGAGGGTAACGGCCAGGTCATACAGGATGCCAAGGAGCAAGCAAGAGTTTTCATGCGTGCCGGGCAGTCTTTCGTATGGAACGGAACAAACATCACTAAGGAAATGCGATCGGCTCTGATCTCGCTGTTCATGGAATACAACGGTTACGTGGAAATCCACTACGTGGAGACGCCGTATAAGAAAATGCTTGAACAGAACGCAAATAGGCCAGATGAGAAGCACCAGGTGGTAGTTAAGGCTATAGAGAAGATGATAAGCAAGTTGGAGATGCCGACTGTCAAGGAGTGCCACGAAGTAGTACATTTTGTAAAAGATTAAATCCAAATAAAATGAAAAAAGCATTATTAATGGCAACGGCTTTCGCCGGACTTGCGGCGATGTCGACAAGCATGCCGCAGGTAACTTTTAAAAAAGGCGGTTCTAAAAAATCACCGATCACTCCAAAACAATTAAAAGCTCGTAAAAGAGCGAAGGCAAATAAAAGGAAACGATAATGGAAAATAAACTACCGGATCATATCAAGAATGTGTGCAAGATCGGACAGGGCGCTGAATGCTGTAAGTACCTTACGATGAGTGTCAATGGGTGGGGATGCGAGAGGGTAAACCCCAGGAACAAAGAAGTGATAGACCAAAAGTGGGCCACCGAGGAGCACGTCGCACAGGGCGACAACTGCGAGGGCCAGCTCAAATTAAACGATATGCCGTGAACCTTCTCGATCTCCATAAGACGCTATCTTCGCTACATGGTTCTGTCTCAGAACGTTCCGAGTATCTTTCGGATATGTTGCCGAAGCTCTCTATGTACGCATTTGGCGGAATCCCCATAAAGGAAGTAGACGGACGACACACGCTGCTCGGTAATGCAGTAGACGAGAAATTCCTCGGAGACCTGGTTACTGAGTCCCTGGGTCTTTCCGGTATGATGACATTCGCAAACAAGTCTGACATGACGCTTCAAGCGATGGGATCTCGCGCAGGTGTTTTAGGACACGATTGGGGACTTAACTGGATAACTGTAAGTTTTCTGGTAAACGACGACGAGGCGGTCGAGTTATCGTTACTAAGACATCGGAAATTTTATCAGAGCTGGACGGTCGGACAGCGTGGAACGTTCGGTATAACCGGAAGCGTGAAGGACTTCGCAAAGTACTCATCGCATTTTAATGACAATGACTTTGACAAGCCAACTAGAGACTTCATGCGTGAATTGTTAAACTTTAAATTTTTGTGGGATGTTCATTAAAGCTGCCAAAGAAACAGACGTGGAGAAGTTCATGCGTCTGATGTTTCCGGAAGAGTGGTCTCCGATAGTGGCCAGGATAGTAGAAAGTGGAGTAGAGCTTTCGACAGAGATGTGCGAGTGGGCTCCGAGGTGGAGCAAGATTCCATTCACAATAAAGAGCGGCAGCACGGAGCTCGAGGGCGCGTTCAAGACTTGTATGTATAAGATTCACGACTGCTTCGATGGCGTAACGATCGTAGTCTAACGCTGTATTCGGTATCCAGTTTGCACGTTTCATAGCTTCCCAGTTATCATTGGCACGTAATAGTCTGCAAACTTTGTCGACTCCTTATGCAGTCTCAACCATCTCGGTCTGTTCTTCTTGTGCAATACGTCGTCGAGTCGCATCGCTATCTCGTGTGCATTCTTTCCCTTAAACGGACCTTCCATCATTTGAATAGCACAACGTTTCCTCAAAAAATCCCTTACATCTTAAAGAGGAAGTAGTCAGCTTCAGAAAAATTATTCTGTGGTATGGGAAGTCCCCACAATTGGTGAAAGGGCTCAGATGTGTGGTGAAGTAGCAGTATTGACACTGTCTGAATTCGTACTTGCGGTGCAATGTCTCCAAATAATCTGATAAGCAGGTATTCGGAAAATCTCGACGGGTTAGAGCTGACGTTATGGATGATTACCGATTTCATGCATTTGTTGAACACGGATCACGTAGTGGATGGGGAGCTCGCCAGGTTTAATAAGGAGCGAAGATCTGGTATAATACTCCCAGACGGATGGGGTAGTTACACTGAAGAAAAACATAAAATGAATGATCCGAACACATAAAATGTTGTAACAAAACCTTTTGCCCTCCGTATAATGGGCATGATAATAGGAGTAGATCTTGACTCGACACTGATCGAGACCAATGCAGTCGACAAGGCTGCTCGGGAATTGAAACTTCCGATAAGCAATAAGGACACCCTTCACTGGGGCCACATAAATTTTCCGCCTCAACTACGAAACAGGATCCACGAATATTTTGTGGATCCTGTTTCCATGTGCGAACAGGCACGCCCTATAGAGGGATCACAAGAAGCAATCAGAAGCTGGAAGCAACAGGGACACACCATAGTCCTAATAACCGCTAGGGGTGAACCCCTCAAACAGGCGACGATCGACATGGTTGCAAGGCTATACCCGGAAATAGAAGACGTAAATTTCGTGGAGATGGATACCACAAAGCTCGGTGTAATTAGAGCTAAGGGTGTGGAGGTGTGGATCGACGATGCCCCGCACGGCGTGCTCGATGCCTTAGGTGAAGGAATACCGACTTACTTGGTGTCGAATAATTACACCAAGTACAACTGGCACATCAGGAACAAACCCCAGCTAAAGGGCGTCGTTAAAAAAATATCAGAAATAGTATTATGAGAATTTCAGACTTAAAGGCAGCGTTCGACTTTGTGCAGATCAAGATGAACAGCATTACTATGAACGAGGACATGGAAAAATGGTCAAAGATCGCGCTGAGCATCCAGAGAAAGTTGGAGAATGCTGTCGTCGAACTATCGGAGGAATCGGAATCCAAACTTTTCGAGGACGCATGGGTCGATCCTAAGGAATGGGAAGACAATAGCGAACTAGCGGAGTTCCTGGTACAGGACGATGCAAAAATAGAGAAACCTGGATTTGATGATGGTTTAATTGTCAAATATGTCGAGTACATCGCGGAAAACTTAGACATGTCCATAAAGTATTCAGAGTACCTGGCAGAACAAATTCTAGAACTGCAAAAGAAAATTAATTCGAAAGACAAGCCGGAAGAGATTTTCAGTGAATATATAAATCATGAAATACATCAAACAACTGAACGAGGGGAAGTCCGTGGATCTAGAGAAGGAACAGGAGAACCAAGCCATCCTGAAGGAGAAGCTGACGAAGTTAGAAAGTAACATGTCACTCTTGGACGCATCCAAGAGGAAGGAGGCTGACAAGATGATGGAGAAGTCCAAGATGATCGGCACGAAGGCGAAGCTGTACGGCGAGCTTGCGAAGTCATTTCAGAAGGAAGCACAGCTCATGATGGCAGTCGCCCAAGAAAAAAAGACTCTTTAAATAATTTTCTGTTTACCCATGCGTCACTGAGAATCAAACCGTGGGAAGCATCAACCCGCCACTTATTAGTTGGCGGGTTTTTTGTTTCATTTGAAACGAATCGATCCACCTCTCTATAAAACCTGAACAAATAAACAAACAGGTTATGGTTAACTCACACTTAGAACGAATATTCTTCCACAACATCTTGAAGAACCCGGCGTACCTCGACGCAGTCGACCTGCGCTTCTTCGACAGCGCTGTGCTCAAGAAGCTCGTAAGGCCCATCAAAGGTTTCTACTCCAAATACCATGAGGTTCCAACCATGGCACAAGTTCAGGAGATAGTAAAACTAGAGAACCTTGATAAGGAGATAAGTCCAGACCAAATATCGACGGCCTGGGACTTGGATCTCGGAGACTACGACGAGGCGTGGCTCAAGGATAACACCGAGACATTCCTAGAGTACAAGAACCTAGACATATCGACAGTCGACCTCGTGGACTACCTAAAGAGCACCAACGTGACTCCCGAGAACATCAAGGAGGTAGTCAACAAGGCCAAGAGCATCATCGTCACCAGGAACAACCTGGACTTTGCGTTCGACGAGGGATCCGACTTCTTCGACGCTTCTGCACACAGGCAACCCGTGCACCAGACGTTCTCTTCCGGATATAACTTCATAGACCTTGCAGCAGACGGCGGTTGGGCCGCAAAGACTCTCAACGTTTTTCTCGGAGCGCCCAAAGTTGGTAAGTCCACTTGGCTTGCGAACATAGCGTCGCAGGCTGTGATGGCAGGCAATAACACCGCGATTATAACTCTCGAGATGTCAGAGGCAAAGTATCTCAGGAGGCTTGGAGCGAACATGCTCAACGTGAAGATGGAGGATTACAAGAGGATCTCTAACGACCAGGAGTTCATCAAGCAAAGGCTCGGCAACCTATCCGGTAATTCTGGACTTACCTTGCCGGGCAAGCTGTTCGTCAAGGAGTTCGCAACGTCCACCGCTTCGGCAATCGACATCGAGAACTACCTACGCAGGATGGAGGAGAAGAACGGCATGAAGTTCAAGGTGGTCATCATCGACTACATAAACATCATGAAGAACTGGAGGAACCCGAACACCGAGAACACATACATGAAGATCAAGCAGATCGCGGAGGACGTCAGGGCAATGGCACAGTCGAACGACTGGGCAGTGATCTCCGCAACTCAGACTAAGCAGACCTTCTTCGGATCCTCCGACATGTCTATGTCTGCGGCATCCGAGTCTTCAGCTCTGGTGGCCACGGTCGATTTGATGTTCGGTATCATCCAGGACACTATAATGAAACTGAATAACAAGTACAAGCTGAAAGTTTTGGCTTCACGCGACGGAACGATGAGCGAGTACAGCAAGATGTATGACGTGAACTACGCTCACATGAGGATTACCGAGGACGCTTCGCCTCCGTTAGACCCGGAGCTTGTTGTTGACCCGAACCAAGTTAGGACTAGGGCCGCGGCGAATAACAGGTAGAAACAAACACGTTAGTGTAACGTATAAATCAACGACGCGCAAGTCGTGTGACCAACTTATACACTAACGTATGCCAAAAAAGAAAACTATAAAGAGCCTGCCGGTGTTCGATGATGAGACGTCGAGCGAGAAGCCGATAGACATGAAGGACCCGAAGGCTGTTGCCCAGGAGAAGGGCAAGAAGGACAAAATCTTCTTCAACGACTTTAACACAGGCAACATAGACGTCGAGGCGCTTCCGAGCATAAAGATCGACACCGGCTTCGCGAAGTCGAACCTCGAGGACTGCTACAACGCAGACGAGTACGCCGAGAGGAAGGAGCTGATGGACAAGGTCTACGACGCATTTCACGAGAGCCAGTGGAAGAACCTTGTGCTGACTAAAAAATTCAGCAAGGAGCTGATGCCTTATATCTTTAACGATCTCTTTAAAGCAGTTGACGGGCAGGGCTTCACGACGATCGACATGTTCATCTCCATAGCTGAGTTCATGGACATCTCATACGAAAGAGTATACGAGATCGCGGGTCTGAAGATGAAGGAGAGGCTTATACACGAGCTGGAGAACAAGTATAAGATTTTGAGTAAAAAGAACATCAAAAGATTATTTTAAATGGGACATAAAGTAAAGAAGAAGAATTTCGAGGAAGTCCTTGAAGCGATAAAGAAAAATTTTCGAGACGAATCGAAAGATGGGAAAGAGTTTTGGGTAGAATCCCTTAATATGATGCTTGACGATATGGCATCCGAAGATTTTTTTGGAACTGAGGGTCAGAACGATCCTCGTGGAGATCAAAGAGACTGATGAGAACTAGATTCGACAGCGCAAAGAGAGCGTGGATGATTACGGACATACATCTAGGTGTTAGGAACAGTTCTATGGACTGGCAGAATATCCACCGTGAGTATTTTTACAACTTCTTCATTCCGCTCGTAAAGAAGCACTACAAGCCAGGGGACGTGCTCCTGGTTTTAGGAGACGTGTACGACAGCAGGAATGCGATCAACCTCAGGGTGCTGTGCCTCGGCATCGACGTGTTCGAGGAGCTCTCGAAGATATTCGGGGACGGCATAATTATCGTGTTAGGTAACCACGACGTCTGGGCGAAGAACAGCAACGAGGTCAACTCTGTGAAGTCTCTGAAGTGGATTCCGAACATCTACATTTATGAGGAACCGGTCTCTGTTCAGATAGGGCCGAAGAAGTTCATGCTAATGCCCTGGAGGAAGGACCACGTCGCGGAGAAGGAGTGTATAGACGAAATAGGCGCTGGGAATGATTTTCTGCTTTGTCACACCGACATACAGGGGTTCAAGTTCAACAAGAACTCTGACGTGGCTGATGGATGCGAGGTCGCGGACTTCGGAAGGTTCAGGAAGGTGTTCTCCGGCCACATCCACTATTCGCAGAGGGTTAGGAACATCCACATGTTGGGTTCGCCTTACCAGCTGACGAGAAGCGACATGGGAAACTCGAAGGGCGTCACGCTATTCGACCTAGATACAGAGGAGGAGACATACTACGAGAACAACTACTCTCCCAAGTTCATAAAGATGAAGTTCACGGACGTGCTCGAGATGCCGCCATCGAGGATCAACAAGATCTTCTTCAACAACTTCGTCGACGTGTACCTGGACGGTGAGCAGAGCCTCAAGGCGCCGATTTCGGCGTTCATGGAGCTGCTTGATAGCAAGTACAGGGAGATTCACTTCCACCCTGTGTTGGATGGAAGAGAGGATGTACTCCTCGAGAGCGTCGACTCCGACGCAAACTTTGACCTTATGAAATTCGTGAAGGATTACGTGAACAGCCTCTCGTACGACGATCCGACTAAGGACAAGATGTACCAGTTCATACAGAGGCTTTACAAAACAGCAGAACAGCAACAAGAACAATGAGCAAATTTTCAGACTACATAAGGTATCCTTGGGGATGGCAGAAAGACAGGCCGCCCGTATCCCCGATGGAGGGAATATACAGGAAGATGTTCGTATACGACGACAAGGTGGTTCGCGTGTTCGTAATCAAGGGGACAAAGTACTCGGAGGTGAAGTTTTTCATAAACGGGGAACCGCGCTACGTGGTTTCGTTCAATACGTTCGACGACCTGGTCGAAGAACTCGAGAGCGTCGAAGACGATTTCAAGAAATCGTTCTTCTCCAATGTGGACGACAAGAAGCAGAAACCATCGTCGGACGACAAGCTAACAAAACTAGGATACAAATAATATGAAAACATTCTCATTAGTGGCCGCCGTGGTGTACGGCATCTGGGCGGCGTGGTTCCTGTACTTCATGCTGAGCACGAAGCCTAAGTGGCACAAGGGGTGGTTCAGGTTCGTCGGAAACTGGAAGGAGGGCGGCAAGTACGTCTTCTGGATAACCGCGTTTGTGGCGCTCTTGATCTCGCTGGTCGTAACAGGCGTGATCCTAACATTTAACTTTCTGGAAAAATAATGCAGATACTATCTTTAGAGTTCAAGAACTTTAACAGCTACGGGAACCGAGTGCAGAAGGTGGTGTTCCCGCAGGACCAGGCTGGGTTCTTCCTAGTTCAGGGTCCCAACGGAGTAGGCAAGACAACCATCAAGGAGGTCATCGAGTTCGTGCTGTATGCCAAGGTGAGCGGCAAGAAGCTGAAGGACATCGCCAACCGCATCAACGGTGGAGCGTGGGCGAAGCTAGAGCTCATCACCAAGAATAAGCTGGTGGTGGTCGAGGCCGGCCTCGAGCCTTCCATAATAAGCCTCACCGTGGACGGAGTCCCTTACAACAAGGCGAACCTACGCGGACCGAGGGAGTACCTGACGGAGGAGCTTCTCGAGATACCGTACCACGTGTTTAACAACATCGTGAGCATCTCCATCAATGACTTCAAGAGCTTCCTTAACATGAGTAACGAAGACAAACGCAAGATCATAGACAAGATCTTCGGCTTCCACATCATCAACCAGATGCGTGAGGTTCTCAAGGGACATACTAGGGTAATAAAGGACAAGCTCGACCAGGCATCGGCAACTATCGAGGTTTCGAACAGGTCGCTTCTCTCGTCCATGAACGAGCTCGAGAGTCTAACAAAAAAATTGCAGGACCACTCTGACGACAAATCGAAGGCTGCGCAGGAGGCACTAGACAAGTTCAAGCAGCTGTACGAGCTGCACCGCGTTAAGATGGCCGAGTTCCTCGGAGAGGAGAAACAGTTCCGCGAGCAGGTATCCGCACTGAGCAACATGGTGTACAAGGCTAAGTCGAGTATATCTTCTGTATCCAACAGACTAAGGCTTTATGACAACAAGCAGTGTCCGACCTGTGCATCAGACCTGACGACGGCAAATCACCTAGAACAGAAGGCAGAGCTGACTGCCGAGATGGACAAGGCAAAGGGCGACCTATTGGAAGCGGAGTCCTCCCTGAGGGAGATGTCTACCAGGGAGCAGGACATCGAGAAAAAGAAGAGGACATTCTTTGAGAAGGAGTCCACAATAAAAAACAACATCTCGATGTACGCCGCGGAGATACGCGCCCAGGAATCCGGTCCAGACTCACACCAGCTCGAGTCTGTCAAGAACATAATCCAGAGAATGGAGGAGGAGATAGGCGAAGCTAAAGTGGTGCAGGCGAAAAACGACGAGCTCATGAATTGGAACCGAATGGTCGACGAGATTCTCGGGGAGAAGGGTGTCAAGCAGCTCGCCATCAAGACAATCCTACCAGCTCTGAATGCTGAGATATTCAGGCTCATGGAGCAGGTACACCTTGACTACAAGATAACGTTCACAGAAGATTTCTCTGCGGTCATCGAGCATCTAAGCGTTCCGGTATCGGTCGCGACGCTATCGAGGGGCGAGAAGCGTAAGGTGGATTTTGTGGTGCTTGTAGCAATCATAAGGCTGATGAAGATGCGGTTCCCGAGCGTCAACTTATTGTTTCTGGACGAGCTTTTCGACGGAATAGACGGTGACGGGATACACGGGATTCTCAAAATTCTAAAGAAGAGCTGCAAGGAGCTCGGGTTGAACACTTTCGCGATCTCGCACGTTCAGCAGCTACCTAACGAAATATTCGACTACAGGATCGAGATCACCAAGAAAAATAACTTCTCCAACCTGGAGGTAATCTCAACATGAGCAACGGAAGAGTATACAGCGACAAGCTGAAGGAGGAATGGATTAACAAATTTGCGTCAGCAAGGAGTACTGGGACGGTAGATTCAAATGGAATAATATGGATGGACCATATAGCTTCATCGACCTCATACACTACGATAAACTACCCGATCCCATCCGAGCCACAGCAGTTTCTTCCGATAGCCATGCAGGTATCAGCAGCAACCGTCGGATTCGATCTGGTAGCCGTAACCCCTATGTCGATGCCTTCTGTTAATTTGGCTTGGATCTCCGATTTCATTTACCAGGCAGAGAATGAGTACAAGGTCTACTACATAAATACGTTAGGTGATGACTCATCAGTCGTCGTGGTAGGGCGTGGCATAGACGATGCCGTTTCAAAGATAGAGGACCTTCGAGAGGTAAAATTCCACACAGACTATGGACCAGTCGATCTCGGATAATAAAAAGAATTGTATTCGGATGCTCATCGGTTCGAAGATGGCTCTGATTAATGCCATCTTATTAAATGAATGGAAAAACGATGGTACTGCATTGATGTGCAAGGTTTCCGGTCGCAAATACATATTCATGGACATCGGCATTGCTGCAGGGGACATAGAATGCGTAAGATTCGAAGATTTCGTTTCCCTGTATCTCAATTATAAACCATTTGATCTAGCTTCACCCGAATTGGATTGGTTCGTATTCCACGAAAGCGAGGTCGTTTTCCTTTAAGACAAAAGCATAGGATAAAGCCGTGAATATATAGAACATGGCATTCAATGACAAGTGGAACACTGATGACGTGCACCTTCGTGCGGTTATAATCGGAATGGTAAACCACCTAAACAGAAACGTTTTCTACGATCAGGTAACGGACAAGGACACCGTCGAGGAGAAGTCTGTGCCGTTTTATTTCGCAAACTCTCAGCAGGAGAGGTTCATGCAGGATTACTACATGCTGTACAACCAAGAATGTGGCACCACGCAGTATGCGGAAGGTAACTACGATCCTGTACCGAGGGGCATCCTTAACATCAGCTCATTAACGATCAACTCAGCGGCCCTGACGAGCAAGTTCGTCAGGGGAACATACAACAAGGAGGTCTCGGGTTCCGTAAAAGCGTATTCAGCTTTCTTAAACCCGATTCCCCTAAGAATCATGTTCGAAGTGGAAATAATCTGTGGGACAGTTCTAGAGTCATTCAAGATAATACAGAGTCTTATAGATACGTTTTACAAGGTTGCTACGTTTGCGGTAGACTACAAGGGTCTGCGTATAGCTTGCCAGGTGGGGTTCTCTGAGGACTACAACCTGGAAAAACCGATAACTTTCTCGTACCCGGGCGGGGATGAGGTCAAGACCATGATAAAGTTCCCCTTGGAGATGGAAACATACCAGCCTGTATTCGATAAAACATCCGAGAGGTTCAGAGGCAACATGATGCAGAACGGAATAGGGAACGTGATATACACTGACGGAGAGCAGCAGTTCACAAAATTGAGCGTTGATGTAGATTCTTCAATGACTAAGAACGAGAACCCGCCAACTGGGACGGGATTTGATGTGCAGATAGACCCGTAAAAGGGTAAAAGCACGGAATTTCACCGAGTCTCGGCAATATATAGAATATCAAATAAAAAGAACCAGAATAAAATGACAAATCTGAGAGATAAAATCCAGGATCTTTTGAAGAACACCTCCAACAGCGAAGTAAAGGCGCTGTGCGAAGGCTACTTGAAAGGAGATGGCAGCGGTGCTCTCACCGAAGGCCTCATAACTGGACTGAGAGGGCTGGTTTCCAAAGACGGCGACGTTGCGAAGTTGATCTCCGAGACGGAGACCTTCAACCAGACCAAGATGGGACTAGAGGCTCAAATCTCTAAGAATGCTGCCGCAAGGTTGCAGGAGAACTGGGGAAACAGAAGGGGTCAGAAGACTTTCAATGTTGGTACAGACACAACCAAGCTCGAGACGGACATCCGCAGGGCTAAGGAAGACGGAATCCTTTTAGAGGGACTTCAGGCTGTCGGCGCTAAAGACGAGACCATCAAGAGCTTCATCGACAAGACTTCAAAGGACAATTACAAGATCGCCGAGTCAATCTCTGCGATTAGAGAGAGCCAGATCGCTTCACACCCTAACGTGAAGTACATGCTCGCAAGATACGAAAAGGCCCTCAACGAGGGAACTGCTGAATACGCGATTGTAAAGGACTTCCTGTCCTCAATCACTCCGTTCAAGTGGGACAAGACAGTCGCTAAGGCTTTTGAAAGCGTCAACACGTTGGTTCAAGACAGGGCTTCGGTAATCGAGGTTCAGAACGCGATCAACAGCATTAAGGCTTCCGACGGGAAGAGGTTCTACTCCGACCTGACCAAGAAGATGAACGAGTGGGTTTATTCCGACAACAAGAACGTTCACGATTTGACCAGGGAGATCAAGGGATACATGTTCAACCCTATCGTCAAGGACCTTTCAAACAGGCTGATGCTTATGGAGAACTCCAAAGGCACCACTTTCAACGTACCTGTTAAGGACTCGAACTGCAGCATCAACCGTATCTACTCCCCTGTATTGGAGACTACTAGCGGAAGGGTATTCCAAGCAGGACACAACTTCTATCACTCTACAGACGCAGGTCTATCGAGGCTTTCCACAAAGCAGGTCAACGCACTCCCGGTTAAGTTCCTGGAACTGTGCGAGGCTTTCTCCGCAGCCAAGGTCGTGGACGACAAGGTGACGCTGTACCTCGGCAAGGCTAAGATCCAGATGTTCGAGGACAAGAGAATCTTCATCAACGAGCGCCAGATCGATCCGTCGACACTAGGCTCACAGTTATTATATTTCACCCAGATCAACGTGTTCGACAAGACCAGCTCGGTCGTGAACAAAATCATGAATGTATACGAGAACCTCGACAACATCTGTGAGATCGACTACGGCAAGGAGATTGTTTCCAACGTGTTCGAGGGCGTAGCAACCTTCGTGTTCAAGAAGGGTGAAAAAGTTTTCGTGAACAAGGTAAACAAATCTATGAACGAGAATTCGTTCTACAAGGCTAACCCGCTTCAGGCCGTTAACATGGTCAAGGAGTTCATGAGCTACAACATGTCTGAGAGCCTCGGTGCATTTTTAGAGGGAACCTACAAGAAGCGTGCCGACATGCAAGCACAGGCACAGGTTGTGCTTTCTAACATCACATTAGTGGAAGCTGACATCGAGAAGCTCGACAAGGCTACGCTTATTGATCCGACCCTTAACGACGTCGAGGAGATCAAGGAGGCCAAGTCTCTGCTCGAAAACGAGCTTAACAACCTAAAAGCTGAATTCCAAACCATCAACGACGAGATCAAGAAATTTGAGAACATCGTTAAGGAGGAGGAAGAGGAGGAAGAAGATGCTGAAGAAGTAGTAGTTGATGAGCCTGAAGAGGACGCACCCAAGGGTGACGAACCGGTAGTTTCCGAAGAACCTACCGAGGATCCGACAGAAGTACCGACAGGCGAAGAGCCAGTGGTTTCCGAAGAGCCAGCTTCTACAGAACCGGTTTCAACGGAGCCAATCGCTGCAGAAGTACCGGCAGCAGATCCAATTGCAACAACAGTAGTTGAGCCTGCACAAGTTGCAGCAACAGACTTAGTTTCGCAAGGACTTGCTGGAGCGGGCGGACAACAGGACCTCACCATAAAAGGAAACGATAATTTGAACGTTGCGCCAACACAAATACCTGTACAGGATGACGTAGTTGCGACTGGTTTCAACGGAGCAGAAGGATTACAGAACACAGCACCGGGACAAGCGGCTACTGCCATCAAGCAGGAAGTTCAGCCGGTACCGGTAATAACCAAAGGATTAGAGAACGCACCAGTCAACCCTACTGACAACACTCAGCAGATTCAGACGGCAGCAGGCAACGAGCCTGTGGAAGCTAATCCAATACAGCAACCAGCTAACACGCAAGTCGTAGCAGAAGTGCCAGCAGAAGAGGAGCCTACAACTCCGATGACAGGCGACGCACCCGATACAGACCCGGCGATGGAAGAAAGCGAGACAGTTGAGACTGAGCTCGGAACAGACTCAAAGGTTAAAGTCCTTAGCAGGAACGAGACTGGAGTTGTCACTTCTATCAACGACGGAGAATACACTGTGTTACTTGACAACGGAGACACCATCCAGTGCAAGCAAGCAGACCTGCAGAACCTAGCAGACGAGGTTGAAGCTACAGTTTCGAGGAACGAGCAGCCAGTTACCGAGAACGCAGACGATGCTGGCGGAGAAGAGGGTGATGACACTGAGAATGAGCAGGCAATGTACGTAACAGCTACAATGACCATCGACTTGGGGCCGTTCAAGCAAGGCGACCAGGTTGAAATCGATTCCACTGGGTACACATCCGGCGGAGAAGACGATCCGGTCAAGCTTAAGGAACCGAAGGACGGAGTTTCTGAAGTACCTAAGAAATATTTGAAACTGGCTGATGCAAGCATCAGTCCTTCACAGGAAATGGGAGACGTCCAGACAAAGGCCGAAAACCTTCTCAAAGGTTTGGAAGAGCTTGAAACTTTCCTTAACACCGAAGATAAAATCAGCGGAAAGGGCATAGGAGAAGCGAAGGAGAAACTTAAGAGTTTTGTTGACGCTCTCGCAAAAGAAAAATCAGAAGTTCCGTCGGAGGAATAACCAACGAGACATCTAATTGAGAACCCCGGCCATAAAACCGGGGTTTCACTTTTTATGACCTTACAAACATAACCAAATAATGAATGGCAGTTTACCTTAAGAACTCTGACCTCCTCCGCGAGATCATCGAGTCGAAAAAGACAGGAGAGCTAACACCGGCTGCGGTGAACATGTTCATCCTCATCGCCAACAAGAGCAGCGAACGTTTGAAGTACAAGGACCCGATGGACAGGGAGGATTGCATCTCCGCAGCGCTAGAGGACCTGTTGAAGTACTGGAGAAGGTTCGACCCGGAGAAATCACTCAACGCATTCGCGTACTTCACACAGATCACAAAACACGGATTCGCGAAGGGCTGGAAGAAGCTACACCACCCGGATGCCGGCCAAATGGTCTCCATATCTCACGACGGGATATATAATATATGAGCATCAAGAACCTAAAACCCAGGGCGGACGGTCCGTTCATGCAGGGTTACTTCAGCCCCACTAGGCCGGAAAAGTACAGGGGCAAGGTCCCTATAATCTTCCGGTCCTCGTGGGAGCACCGCTTCATGGTATGGTGCGACACGCATCCCAAGATCAAGTGCTGGGCCAACGAATCATTCGTCATCCCTTACTTCAACCCGTGCACTAAGTACTCCAAGGAAGCCGGAAGATTCATGGGGTCGTGGAACAACTACAACGTCGACTTCTTCATACAGGTCGATAAGGGAGAGAACGGCCTCGAGTCGTGGATAATAGAGGTGAAGCCGGAGTCGCAGGTACCTACGACAGAGCAGATTGCCAAGCTCGCGAAGAAGATGAACGAGAGCAAGACCCCTAAGAAGATGAACAGCCTGAACCTACAGCTCAAGACGTTGCTGGTTAACAAGGCGAAGTTCCTTGCCGCGAAGAAGTTTGCCGAGGACAGGGGATGCAAGTTCGGGATCGCAGACGAAAACTTCCTGTTCTGATGGTCAGCAAGGAGATTGTCCAAAGCGTGCAGAGGCATGTAGAGGAGATCAGGCCGGTGCTAGTCAAGCGGATACACTGGAAGTACGTCAAGAGAAAGCAAAAGGAGAAAGACGAATGGATGTCCCGCATCAAATTGAAACAGGCAGACTGATCCTCCGAAGGCCAGAGATCGGAGACTGGTTCGCCGTGAACAACGCGGTCAACGAGTCTTTCGAGGAGCTCAAGCCGTGGATGGGGTGGGCACAGGAGCGGCCGACGATGGACGTCTCAGAGGACCAGGTCCACGAAGCAATGATGCGCTGGGAATACGGCTTGGAGTACAGGATGTACATGATCGAGAAGTCGACAGGGAAGTTCGTCGGTAGCACCGGATTCATACACCCAGATCCTGCTGCAGGAAGCCTCGAGATAGGTTACTGGTGCAGAACTAGCATGAGTGGAAATGGATTCGTCACGGAGGCCGTACGAGCCTTAACGGATCTTGCGCTCGAGATCGGCGAGCTGGCTGTAATAAAGTGCGACATCAACAACAAGAGGAGCATCTCCGTCGCGACGAAGCTTGGATACAGTTACGACTACCTGTACTGTTCCGGTAAGATGGTATTTACTAAGAAGAAAGATGGATAACCCTAAGAAACTCTGGAAGGACTACATGCACGACGCCGGCAGCTTCGACAAGGCGGCCAAGCAGGCGTTCGACCTATACTTCACAAAGTATTCGCACAAGTCCGACCTTAAGAACACGAAGGAGCCATTCACAGACAAGTGGTTCATACCCGGGAAGATCTACGCGTTCCTCTATTCGACGAAGACGGTTCCGTCCAGCGACAGACCATTCATAAACAGAAGGCCGGTCGTGCTGTCGATGGGGCAGATGGAGTCAAACGGCAAGACGTTCGAGGTCGGGATAGACCTGATGCTCGTCCCGTTCCTGGTGAGGGTCGAGCTTCTCTCACAGCTCCACAAGTACTTCGGGCCTACGATAGACCAGAACGAGAAGGACATAGACAGCGGCAGGAAGGGGAAGAACTCCATAGGGCTGAATTACGAGAACGCCAAGAAGGTGTTCTTTAAGCTTGGATGGCAGATGGCTTTCCAGGCGTACGACAAGACGAAGCTTGGCGCTGTTTCTATCTACGATTACAAGGACTGGGTGTCAATTATTCCGCTGTTCACAAGGGGCGTGGAAGGAACTGGCATCTCCAGTGTGTACGACAAGTATATAAAGCGGATCACAAACCCGACGGATCCCGTCAACGACATGACCGAAAAGAAGAAGAATGGCAGGATTTGAAAAGATATATAAAATATGCGCCATTATATTTATGTATACCTGGATCCACGTAAACCGGGGGATTACAAATTCGATGATCTTATGTTGGAGTTTGAACCATTCTATTTAGGTGTAAGTAAGAACGAGAATAGAAAAGATTCACATTTGAAAGATGCTAAATTTTTTATTAAAAACGGATTTACAAAAAAAAGTGGGAGAAATGGAAGGAAGGTTTTTAAAATAGCTAAGATATTGAATGATGGATTCGAACCAATAGTAAAAATTCTTTTTGATGAGCTCGAATCTGCATCTGCATATAATTTAGAAAAAGAATTGGTTTCCAAAATAGGTCGGAAGCATCTTAATGAAGGACCGCTTTTAAATTATCTTCCTGGTGGACAAATAATAGATGGAGATGTCATTGCAATACAGTTAAACAAATCCATAACACACAATAAGGATAAAAGGAGGCCTCTTCTTCAATTGAGTTTAGAAGGAAATATTTTACGAGAATGGGATTCTGTTATCTCGGCAAAAGATGAACTTGGAATAAACCATATTGACGCGTGTTGTAGAGGAACAAGAAAAAGCGCTGGGGGTTTTGTTTGGCGCTATGTTGAGGATCAAATTATTGATCGTTCGAAATACAAAGCAAGAAAGACTAATAACGTCAAAAATAGAAAACATGTAGAACAACTAACTGTAGACGGTATAAAAGTAAATGAATTCGATTCGGCATTTCAAGCTGCAAAACAAACAGGAATTTCCAGATCGAATATTTCTAATGCAGTTACCGGGTTTTCCAAAACCGCCGGTGGATTTGTGTGGAAATACAAAAATAAAAATTAGAAATCATCGCCGGGTTCTTAAACAGAAGTCAGGGTACGTCCCTACTAAACAACATACAGCAGAGAGTAAAAGAGATCGCCAACCTTGGCGTCAAGTACGACGACATGGTTGTAAAGAACTCGCAGGCGTTAGGCGCCACCGAGAGCAGGTTCCTAAAGCAGGGCGTGCTAGGTGACGAGGCGCTGATGTACTCGCTGGCTATGAACGACACCAGCGTTAAGAAGTACATCGCTTACTTCGACAAGGAGTATGCGCCCAGGAGAGAGTTCCTGAGAAAGTTCTCAATGAACGGGGAGATCCAGTGGATTCTCGATACGATCTCCGATGAGGCGATCATCCAGGACGAGCGTAACTTCTTCTGCTATTCATCTCCGCTTACAGTCGAAGTTTCCGATGAAATCAAGGAGGCTTACGAAGAGAACTTCAAGAAGCTGTATGCTTTCTGGAGGTTCAATGACGACATTACAGCTTGGCAGTATTTTTACCAGCTCTTAGTAGACGGATTTCTCGCGTTCGAGATAATATACAACGATGAGGCGACGAAGGTAATCGGCTTCAAGGAGCTAGATGCGGTATCAATAAGACCTGCTGTTGAGAAGCAACCAGACGGAACATTCAAGAATGTTTGGTACCAGAACGAACAGGACCAAAACCTCAGGAGGAAGTTGTATGACTCTCAGATCATTTACATCGCCTACGCCAAGGGGAACTCGATTTCGAGGATTTCTTACGTAGAGCGACTAATCAGATCGTTCAACCTTCTTAGGATCATGGAGCACACACGCGTCATCTGGGCCGTGATGAACTCACAGTTCCGTATGAAGATGGTTGTTCCCATGGGTTCCAAATCTCCACAGAAGGCTAAGGAATCGCTCGGTGAGCTTATGGGCATCTACAAGGAAGACATCAGGTTGGACTACGACTCAGGGGAACTATTCGTTAACGGAAGGCCAAACATCCCGTTCTTTAAGAACTACATGTTCCCAAACAAGAACGGTGAACAGACCGACATCGAGACGATGGGTGGAGAGGGTCCTGATCTTAGCAACATGGAAGCATTGGACTACTTTTACAACAAGCTGAAGTTAGACTCGAAGATTCCGATGGGACGCTTCAACAGAGCCGAGGGCGGCGGACAGTACAGCATGGGCACCGACAACGTCGACAGGGAAGAGATCAGGTTCAGCAAGTTCATCAACAGGCTGAGGTCAATCTTCCAGGAAATAATAACCAAGCCGATGTACCTGCAGATGGTGCTCGATTTCCCAGAGCTGAAGGATGACGAGCTGTTCAAGGCTCAGGTCGGAGTAAGATTTAACAAGGACAACGTGTTCGAGCGGATGAAGGAGATGGAACTGCTGTCGAAGTCGACGGAGTTTATCAACAGCCTCAAGGAGATCAAGACGATAAGGAATGGCGAGGAGGCGGATTACTTCCACCCCCAGTTCCTGATAGAAAGGTACATGTTCCTGTCTCAGGGAGAGATCGACCAGAATATGAAGTACTGGGAAGACGAGAAGGACAAGGCACCGGACGACCAGAACGACGGAACCGGTGACGGTGCAGACGAGCCGAAGGATGACGAACAGTTCAAGCTCTAACGAGCAGGGATAGGTTTCATGTGAGGGTCGCGGTGCTTGAGAATCTCGAGCAACTTCAGACCAAGATCCTCGTTGAGCTTTTGGCTCTCTAAAATCATGTCTCGTCTCTTCGAGAAATTTTCTCTGCCGGTAAAATTTTCCAAGGAATCGTGTAAAAATTTAATTCTTGCACCGATCTCCTTGACTTCTTCGAAAAGTACGTGGATGTCAGAACCGGGTTTTTTCGGCTGGTGGCAAAGCACGTATTTTATAACAGTTATCTTATTTTTCATCTCCTTGCAACTTTATAATTCTTAATGTAAAGCCTACAGTAAGGATGGAGCCAATGGAAGTCATGCAACACATTTAACGTAGACCCGTCACCCTGCTCAAACAATGCGTCGGCAATCCTGTACGCCATATCCTTGCCGTCGTCATCTATTACAGCTCTCAAAATCTTGCAAAGGCCGGGTTCCAACGTCTCGAAAAGTCCCACAAATTTTATCACGTGGTTCATGCTGAGGAGAGACGAGAGATTTATCGATTTTCTATCCATTCATACAATATAGATAAAACCGGCGAAACAGAAAAGTCCTCGGGCCGTAAAAATGTAATGAAAGATACATTAGTTGTAAACCTATTCGCAGGCCCGGGCTCTGGGAAGAGCACGTTCACCGGAGGGATATTCTGGGAGCTCAAGTGGGCCGGCATCGATTGCGAGATGGCACTTGAATACGCGAAGGACTTGGTGTGGGAAGGATCACACGAGAAGTTGGCCAGGAGCCAAGGCTACGTATACAGCAAGCAGCACCAGAGGCTCAACAGGGTGATGGGCAAAGTGGAAGTGATAATCACAGACAGCCCAATTCTGTTGTCCACCGTGTACGACGAGCTCTACAACCCGAGCGGGTTCGACCCGCTTTTCAGGGATTACGTCATCCAGAACCACAACAGGATGAGGACGATCAACTTCTTCATCGAGCGACACAAGGAGTACAACCCTAACGGCAGACTGCAGACCAGAGAAGGCGCCGTTGACATCGACAACAGGGTCAAGGGATTTCTTACAAACTACAATATCCCGTTCACGCCAATGGCCGGCGAGAAACAAAACCTCGAGCCCATCGTAAACAGGATATTGTCTGCGATATGAAAGATCGAGTCATCCGTGCAATAAAATTTGACACAAAAACCGTGGAGAAGATTTTGGACAGGATAGAGCCAGACATTGAGATCGAAGAGATAAGAGTATCAACGGACAGATTCGGGCTTACAGTACTCCAATACGGAGAGAGACGCTTCTTGTTAAGCCATGAGGCCGTACAAGACCTGAACGCCGGGACTGTAACACTTAGAGACATATTGAAATGAAAAGAGATCTGTTCCAAGTATTAATTTTAATGGGCCCTCTGATTGTACTAGTTGCGATCGCTGGCATCTGGGCATACACTAACAGGAAAAACAAATGAACCTACTCGACAAACAATACCAACAGCTTCTGGCTGACATAGTTGAAGGCGGGGCGAAGAAGGGTGACAGAACGGGGACGGGAACGTTCTCAGTCTTCGGTGCTACCATAAGGCACGACATGCGTGACGGCTTCCCGCTGCTCACCACTAAGAAGATGTACTCACGTGCTATCGTGAGGGAGTTGCTCTGGATGATCTCCGGATCTTCGAACGTGAAGTACCTCGCAGACAATGACGTTCACATCTGGGACGAGTGGCCGTACCAAAAGTACGTAAAGGATAACAACCTCGACATAAAGCCAGGGACACCAGAGTGGGACGCGGGGATGAAGGAGTTCATCGACAAGATTAAGTCTGACGATGATTTCGCTGAGCAGTGGGGTGAGCTCGGTCCTGTATACGGACGCCAGTGGAGAAGATGGAACGCATACAGTGGAAGTGATCCCAAACCAAGTATCGGTTTGGTAGGTGGATTGTATACGAAATACGATTTCGATCAGCTCGCAAAGCTCATAAAAGACCTCAAGACGAACCCAGACAGTAGAAGGCTGATGGTAACAGCCTGGAATCCTGCAGAGGTCGCACAGATGACCCTGCCGCCCTGTCACTACGCCTACCAGTGCTGGACGAGGGAGCTGTCTTTAGATGAGCGGATAAAACTTGGCATCCAGCTTTTTTACGAGAAGAAAATTAAAACGCTTCCGGATCAAAATGAGGATTGGACGCACGAAATGCTGGACGAGTTTGGCAACGTACCACGCAGAGCGATCTCTCTAATGTTCCAGATGAGGAGCGTGGACATGTTTCTAGGATTTCCTTTCGACATAGCATCTTACGGATTGCTGCTGTCGATGATCGCACAGGTGACCAACATGGTTCCCGAAGAGCTTGTGTGTAACTTGGGAGATACACACGTGTACTCCAACCACCTCGAGGCAGTACAGACGCTTCTAAAGAACAAGCCGTTTCCTCTCTGTAAACTGCAACTGAACCAATTCGTTACGAGCATAGACGACTTCAAGTTCGAGGACATCGAATTCGTAGATTACAAAAGCCACGCGACAATCAAGGCTCCAATAGCCGTATAAGAAGATATGATAAAAGAACTGTTAACAGAAAAACTGAGGCCGAAGAAGTTCGAGCACCTCGTACTCCCAGAGCGCATCAAGACTGCCCTGGGCGGCGGAACAATAATGCAGAACGTGCTCTTGCACGGTTCGCCGGGAACTGGCAAGACTTCTGCCGCAAAGGTTCTCGCAGTAGGATCTCCTTCGTTGTACATCAACGTATCGGACGAGAGCAGCGTCGAGATAATTCGCAACAAGATCTCGGACTTTTGTTCGGGGATGCCCATCATGGAAGACATCGAGGAGAATCCGCTTGCACCTAAACAAGAGAACGGACAGCCTTTCAAAATAGTCATCCTCGATGAGGTAGACGGTGCTTCTGAGCAGTTCTTCAAAGCTCTCCGTGCGACCATTGAAAAGTTCCACGTAAGCTGCAGGTTCATTGCGACTTGCAACTACGTAAACAAGATCCCCGAGCCGGTGCAGTCGAGGTTCGAGTGCATCAATTTCGACTTCGTGAACAAGGAGGAAGAGGGACAGGTTAAGGTCGAATGGACTGCGAGGGTCAAGGGGCTGTTCGCAAGGCTTGGTATAAACGTAGACGAAGCCGCGCTGCAGGAATTCGTATCGAGGAATTTTCCTGATATGAGAAGTGCTCTAAACAAGATACAGAGCTTTAAGATCCGCGGCGTGACCACGCTGTCTGCCGACCAGGTCAAGGAACTTAACTGGGACTTCGAGGACTTATACTCATTGCTCGCAAGCAAGCCAGACCCGATAAAAAATTACGAGTTCATCCATACTAATTATTCAGGGATGGTCGACGACGTGATGAACAGCCTCTCCACAGAATTCGTGGCATGGATAAGGGAGAAGATCCCGGAGAAGATCCCGGCGATTCCGCAGATTATAATTTCTAACGCAGCTCACCAGGCACAGAGGATTCAGGTCATAGACCCGACCATCTCGTTACTTAGTCTGTGTTTCACAATACAAAAACTACTACAGTAATGGAATTATTGGAAAGATTCGTTAAAGCGGAAAAATTGACCTGGGCTCAGGTTAAGGCATTCTGCGAAAGTCTCACTGCGGAAGAGTTGTCCGAGGACGTTCTCGTATGGGGCGACGAGAAGGGCGGCATGGCATTCGCAATATCCAGGACAAACGACGACGCTATAAACCCGTCTGGAGACGGTCTGGAGCCGGTTAGTTTTTACGCAAACTCGGAGGATCCGGATGACAGAGAGATTGCGGAATACGAGCCTGTTGTCATGAAGAAGGGAAGTATAATTTTGGAGGTAGATTTCTGATGAACATTATAGAGAGAACACCTGTACCTTTGCTGCAGAGCGCATGGGAGTTTGAACAACTCCACAGGATATACGTCGAACACAAGCCGGACAAGATACTGGAGATAGGTTCTTTCTATGGAGGAACTCTATACAACTGGGCAAGATGCCCGAGGCAGACCAAGATAAAGAACATAGTCAGCGTGGATTTCCTGATTGGGCCTCTTGACACAAGATACGACGAGATGATGTCGAGCAGGAGGAAGTGGCATTCTTGGATGACGAATGTCGAGCAGTTCGACGACATCCAAGGAGACTCACACGACCCGAACACATTCGCTAGGATCAACAAGATCTTCCCACACAAGGACGTAGACTTTCTGTTCATAGACGGAGACCACAGCTACGACGGCGTCAGGCGTGACTTTGAAGACTACAGCAAGCTGGTTCGTCCTGGTGGATTGATAGTGCTGCACGACGTGGCAGGTCTAGGTGAGGTGAAAGCGTTCTGGGACGAGCTCAAGAAGACTCACCGCACTATAGAGATTGTGGAAAGGGCAGAGGGATGGGGAATAGGAATCATAGAAAAAACATAAAAGATGGATTTAGAAAAAATGAGAAAACTGGCGGCTGAGATAGACGTCGAGAAATTTAAAGAAATGAACATGGAGACTGTACATGTGTCCACCGAAGTAATCCTTGAGAGGAAGAAGCAGGACCTTAAGTGGGGCCCGCAGAATCATGACCCGCTTAAGTGGATAGCGATCTTAGGAGAGGAGTTCGGAGAGGTCGCAAAAGCAGTACTCGAGAAGGACCTCGATAACTATAGGGAGGAACTAATCCAGGTTGCGGCTGTTGCGATGGCTGCCGTTGAATCTTTAGACAGGTTAAAAAATGACGTATCGGGATCTTAAGACAAAATTAGAAGCGCTTGACGACAGGCAGCTCGACAGCTCGGTGAAGTGGGTGGGAGTGGACGGGAGCGTTTTGGAATTTTACTTCGAGGCAGACGATCTACTAATAATACTCCCAGAGCACTACGTGAAGGCGTACGGAGACGGGCTTCAGCCAATCTCTGCATTTGTAGATCCGGACGAGGATCCGTTAAATTTCGAGATATTCCACATAGGAAAGAAGGCGGATTTGACGGTAGTGCTACCAGCGAACACAGTATTATTAACGGTTAACAAATAAGGCAAAGATGAAAACACAGGCAAAAGTAAAATCGAAGGAGATAAATACAGTAGACGATCTTCCGGAAGTTATAGATAGGGATATGGGCTGGCAGCTCATGTTCGGATCACCGGACGAGGACACCACCAGGACATCGACCAATTACGACGCAGTAGTGTCGGTCCCTAGGCTCAGGTGAAAAATAACCTTATAGTGGATGACAATAGGCAGGTATCTGTCGTACGGTGAACCGATCAAAGGCTGGATGCTTTTGATGGCTCTCTCAGACGACAACGATAACAGCATTTGCAGTGGACAGTGGATCCTTGCATATTCTAAATTTATCTTTCAACGGCAGGCGGTCTTAAGGCCGTCTTTCGTTTTTGATGCGATGCCGTTCAACTCGGACGACATAGATAGTGATGAGGGTGCGAGGGCATTGCTCAATAGAGCCAGGGAGTTCGAGGCTTCCATGAGGACGGATCCGCAGACCGGTTACGGATTCTACCACTGCTGTTTATCGGATGGCTTTGACCCGTTCAAGGATGATTTCTTCACCTGGGTCGCAGAGAGGATCACGGAAAAGGCATTCAGCCAGCCAACTAACTTGGCAGACAGCGACTTGCAGCGACTTTTAGATACCCTGGTGGCTAGGGAGGAGTACGAGAAGGCCGCAGAAATAAGAGACCTCTTGCAATCTAAGCACACCAAGGGTTTGGGCATGTTTTAAAAAAATATTTTCACCTGGGGTGTACAACTTTAAAAAAACGTTTGTATATTTGTGATGTCAAAATCTTAAAACGATAAGAAAACGACGAAACAAAAAGCTATATAAGAAGTATAAATCAAAACAGAAAATGCTTTCAACATACGGTTGCATATTTATGACGGGTAAAACCACTAATAAGATGACCTTCACAGGGAAAGGCACAGCTGTCTATTGGGATGAGTGATTGATATTGTAGAATATTATTCAAATCCCGAAGAGACCTTCGGGATTTTTTTTTGTTTGTTCTTTACATGTTGGATAAAAAATTTGAGGTCTGCTTGCGAGTACGGCTGGGGAAGAGACGCTATAGATTTTGCTGAAATTGTTGGCAGAAGGCGAATAACCAGAAGTGTTAGTCCAAAGTAAATCCCGGTAATATGGTCCGGGAAATATGCAACCGTATGTTGAAAGCATTTTCTGTTTTGATTTATACTTCTTATATAGCTTTTTGTTTCGTCGTTTTCTTATCGTTTTAAGATTTTGACATCACAAGCAGGCTGAATATTGAGGGCGAACCGAAAGGTTCCATGTATGTACAGATTGAGTACGTTCATCAGATGCGAGGATAAAAATTTGGGTGCAGTCACCTCCTCGCTAAACTACTGCATACGTCGTGGAAAGAGTAAATCCAACGGTTCCTTTCCGTAATCTCAGTGTCCTCAACACATGCGGGGTGTCCGAAGTTGGTCATCGGGTAGGACTCATGATCCTAAGCGCAAGCCTCGGGGGTTCGAATCCCTCTCCCGCACCGGAAGTCTACACGGACTATAAGCGTGCAACATCGTGGGATAGAGCAGGGGCCAGCTCGTTGGGCTCATAACCCAAAGGTCGGTGGTTCGAATCCACCTCCCGCTACGAAAGGAAAAAACTGTTCAAAGGGAGCACAATTTCAAAATGAAATTGATTAACGGCCGAAGAAGTATTTCCGATTAGTCTGCACGGACTCTAAACGTGTAAATGGGGAAGAAGGTTAGTGTGTCGCTTTGGCACAGTTAAAAGACATTTTTAGATTGGTTCAATTCCAGTCTTCCCCACAAAAGTCTTCGCAATGCGTCGAAGCGAAACGGGAGGAACCCGTATGGTGAAACGCAGAGCGGAGCAAATTGCCTTTGTAGCTCAGTTGGCAGAGCGCATCCTTGGTAGGGATGAGGTCACCGGTTCGATTCCGGTTTTAGGCTCAAAAATATTTGTCATGGACGACAACGAACAACAGCGTCTGGAAAAATTTCGAGAAGCAATGCTTCATTCGAATGAAAACCTAGACGGCATAACCGAAGATAGCTTGGAACGGAAAATGACCGGTTACAAGAAAAAACGCGACGAACGTTCTATTCAGGAGCTTATGTTTGATGACGACGACGATGAATAATGCTTCGATAGCTCAGTTGGTAGAGCACCTCACTTGTAATGAGGATGTCATCGGTTCGATCCCGGTTCGAAGCTCATGAAGAGAATACTCAGGATCTACAGCAACTACGTTGGGCTGATCCAGGACATAGAAGATGGAAAGCTAAAGAGTGGGGATACTCCGGAAGAAGCATTGGCAAAGTTCAGAGTGAACTGCATGCCCTACGGAATTCTAAGCGCTCTGGTTATGACTAAGGCAGATAACAATGCGGAATGGGTAGTAGAGGAGAAACTGGTATGAAAGGGTACACCCTAGACGAGCTGCTAGACGAGCAGTACGGACCGAGGGGAACCAGGCGCCGAGAGAAGTTCGAGGTGTCGACAAGGATACTGGGTTGGAGATTGGGTTTAATGTTTAAGGACATCATCGATGTCAAGAAGACAATAAAATGGAAGAGCACGACGACTTGAGCGAAGAAGAGAAGGAGCTTGAAGAACTAGATAGCCTACAGAACATCTTCGATGACATCTTCAAGGCGCCGGAGACTCAAAGGGAGAAGATTGAATTTATAATAATGGTGGGAGTGCAGCTCCCGCACGTTGAAAATGTAATTGAACAATTACGAAAAGATATTGAAATGAAAATGAAACGAAAATATAAACAGTAAACACGCTCGTTCCAACGGAGAACGGGCCATACGGTTCCGTAGCTCCTAATTGGATAGAGCAACTGGCTTTTAACCAGTGGGCTGTGAGTTCGAGTCTCACCGGGACCACAATAAGAATTTTAAGATGAGGAAGGAAATAAATGAGTTGATCGCGAAGGAGCTCTTCAAGATCGACGAGAACGACAGGGCTGGAACGTACGACAAGCAAGTTCACGTGCTGCACCAGGACGGGTCTGAGTACAAGATCCAGCATGCGAGGGTGGAGAAACGGCACATTGGAATAAACGAGGTCACGGTGGTATTCTCGGAACACAATACGGTAAACGTGTTCTCGGATTTGGACCTAGAGTTCGTGAAGGTTAAGCCTTGGAAGGGCAGAGAGAAGAAGATCAAGTTGCAGACCTATAAGGACTGGAAGACATTGGTAGATTAAAATGGCGAGGTAGCTCAGTTGGCTGAGAGCGCAGGACTCATAACCCTGAGGTCGCCGGTTCGAAACCGGCTCTCGCTACATGAAAAATGAAAATGACAAGCTCACCGTCGGTGACCTGTCGGTCGGGGACAAGTTCATAGTATTTCCAGAACCTGGAGACAATGAAGGCCACGGCGGATATAAGGGTACGCACTGGATATTCCAGAAGGTCGTAGCGATAAAAGGAAAAAATGCGGTAAGGCTAACGCCGCCTCCACCTGGAGTGGAGAATTGGGCAAGCCTCCCGGATACGATGCCGGTGATAAAAGTTCTTTGAAAAACAAAATTGGTTTTCGGTAGCGCCCTGTGGGGACGATGCTAATGGAACTCTCTTCAACGACGCCAGGACGGCATTTACCTGGATGTGGCTGGAAGCGGACCGAGACCAACATTTATATGGGGAGTGATAATAACAACATGGTGGATTTTTTTCCACGTAGAATCACTTTAAAAAAGTTAAACGGTAAAACAACAACTCTTAATTGTCAAGTTTAGACGGGTTCGAATCCTGTCCTCCCCACAACAGACCGCGGAATCTCTCTGTCGCAAGACGGACATAGCGGTTGGATATTGGAAACGCGTTCCGGTAGCCATTGGTCGAAACCTAACAAGATCGGCTGTTAAGCCCTCGTAGCTCAATTGCGAAGAGCTTCCGACTCTTAATCGGAAGGTTGTGGGTTCGAGTCCCGCCGATGGCACAAATTAAAAAATTAAAAAAATAGAGAATGTTGAAAATTTTTATTACATTAGTGGTCGTGGGTGTTTTGCTTTATCTGTTGAATACGTTCTTCCCGATAGACGGAAACATTAAGAAGATCATAAACATCCTCGCGATAGTGGTTGTGGTTGTGTGGTTGATAAAAGTTTTGGGTTTGATGTCCTACCTACAGGGACTGAACTAAATGGAATTGCTTCTGTAGCTTAGCTGGTAGAGCACCTGACTCTTAATCAGGGGGTCCCCGGTTCGAATCCGGGCGGGAGCACATTAAAATGGAAAATGAATTGGCCATAAGGGATGGTGAAACCGGCAAGCCGCTGGTAGCCGAGTCGTTGAAGCAGACCTGCTTTGCATGTCCTTCCCAATGGGAGGGAAAGCTTGAAGACGGTCGCATGTTCTACGCGCGATTCAGATGGGGATACCTCTCGGTAAGAGTGAGCGAGGGCGTCACCAACAACGCGATGGACGCAGTAAGCGGATCGGAGATTTTCGGTGGAAGCGTCGAAGACGAGTGGGCTGGATGCATGTCCACTTCCGAAATGGCCAAGGCGGTCAGAGGCGTATTGGAGATTCCAATGTACGCGGAAGACGCGAACGAAATTGAAGAATGAAATTATATGCCGAGTTGAAAGGGAACTCACAGTGGGAGCACTGCCCCTCGGCTCCAATTAAGAAGAAGAAACGATGGAAGCAACAAACAAACCGCGGGAAGGATTCAGTAAGGACTTCCTGGTTAACACGGATGACACCGGACGGTTCATCGTGGAATCTTACAGGACCGGTCGCAAGTACTACGTCGAGGTCATCGAGACGGAGCACACCCCGAAGTGGGGCGACATAAACCCGGTGACCAAGAAGGTCGAGGGATCGTACGGAAGCAAGTTCCGCGGAGGAATCGACGAGAAGGAGTCTCTGTTGACCCCCGAGAACGGCTTCACCAAGGTAGAGTACGCGGGAGTAGGTGCTTCCCCGTTCTCTAAGATTGAGGAGATGGATGCAAAGTACCCAAATAAAGAAGTAACCAAGTAAAAACAAAAATAAAATGGCAAAAGAAAAATTCGACCGCTCCAAACCACACTTAAACATTGGAACCATCGGACACGTGGATCATGGAAAAACCACATTAACCGCGGCAATCACATCTGTGTTGGCTGCGAAGGGACTCGCAAAGGTCCGCGACTTCTCATCCATCGACAATGCGCCGGAGGAAAAGGAGCGAGGTATAACCATCAACACGGCACACGTCGAGTACTCCACGGAGAACCGACACTATGCCCACGTTGACTGTCCCGGTCACGCCGACTATGTGAAGAACATGGTCACCGGTGCTGCTCAGATGGACGGAGCTATCCTGGTGGTTGCGGCAACAGACGGCCCGATGCCTCAGACACGCGAGCACATCCTGCTTGCACGTCAGGTGGGCGTTCCGAAGATCGTAGTTTTCCTTAACAAGGTTGACCTGGTCGACGACGCAGAGCTGCTTGAGCTCGTGGAGATGGAAGTGAGAGAGCTTTTGACATTTTACAAATTTGACGGAGACAACACGCCGATCATACACGGTTCTGCACTCGGCGGACTTAACAACAAGCCTGAGTGGGTAGCGAAGATCGACGAGCTCATGGCAGCATGCGACTCGTACATTCCGATGCCGATCAGGGACACAGACAAGCCGTTCCTCATGCCAATCGAAGACGTCATGACCATCACAGGTCGTGGAACTGTCGCGACTGGAAAGATTGAGGCCGGATCGATCAGGCTGAAGGACGACGTCGAGATAATCGGTATGGGCGCGGAGAAGTTAAACTCCACTGCCATCGGACTCGAGGTCTTCCAGAAGGAGATCGACGCTGGTGAAGCTGGTGACAATGCCGGGATCCTATTGAGGGGTATCGACAAAAAGGACATCAGGCGCGGTATGGTAATCTGCAAGCCAGGTTCCGTTAAGCCGCACGTCCACTTCAAGGCTGAGGTGTACATCCTTAAGAAGGAAGAGGGCGGACGTCACACTCCGTTCCAGAACAAGTACAGGCCGCAGTTCTTCTTCCGCACGACCGACGTCACCGGAGAGATCGAGCTTGAGGCCGGACGCGACATGGTTCTCCCTGGAGACAACGTGACCATCACGGTGAACCTCATCAACGGGGTTGCCATGGACAAAGGCCTGAGGTTCGCAATCCGCGAGGGTGGACGTACGGTAGGCGCAGGGCAGGTCACAGAGCTGTTGGATTGATATATAAAACATGAACAAAGAGATAACATACGCACTAGGCCCATAGCATTGTAACTACTGTTACAATGAGTAAAAGCAGATTATGGCGAGTAGATGCTGTCCACGTACGTGGATACCACGCTCCCCTCCTCTACGTGGAGACCGAATCCCCACGGAGGTGCGACGCCGAGACCGAGGCAATAAACAAGGCCGAAAAATTATCACCATTTGCTACGGGAGACCGTTTCAAGTTGTGGTCTGTGGAAGTCAGCCAAGTCGAGAGACGGCAGCTTGACGGAAAGTGGTTGACGAAAGAATACTACGAGCGCAAGACAGGGAAGGAGGTTGAGTCCTGGCCGTAAGTCCGGGACCAGTCAAGGTTTTGTAGGTTGCACCTGAAGCAACCTTCACCATGCGGCTGGACGGTAACTCCAAACCTGGAAACAGGAATTTTGTTATCAGAAGGCCGCTCCTCGGGGTGACGCATAAATGGTGGTGCGCCTGCCTTCCAAGCAGGAATAGAGCCGGTTCGATCCCGGTTACCCCGTCAAACGGCGAGTAGATTCATTATCGTTCGGCCGGACGGTATGAATAGTGCTAAGGCTGATTGGAATGTAACTATTCCACTTAACCTCCCATGGGTTTGGAACCTGTGAAGAGGGCGGAACGAAAGTTCGGCGTGAACATCGGGTACAGTATGGGTGATCCGACGTCGTTAAGTTCTTTAAAAGTATAGTTCAAATTTGATATATAAATAAAATATCATTGAGCTATGCCAGTTTGTGAGAAGTGTAAAAATAAATTTCCATCTACTATGGTTATTGATGGAGTTAGAAAAATTTTAAATAGAAGGAAGTATTGTTTGTCTTGTTCTCCTTACAAAGAACATAATACACGCAGGTTAAAATTTTTTGATTTAGATGTTTCTATTGGAAATAAACAATGTCTGAAATGTAAACTAGAGAAACCTGCAACTGAATTTTATCCACGTACTAAAGATGGTTTCGGAACATACTCATACTGTATCCAATGTTGGAAAAATTTGTCAACAAAAAGACAGCAAGATACAAAAGAATGGTGTGTACGTTATAAAGGTGGAAAATGTGAACGCTGCGGTTATGACAAATATCCGGAAGCATTAGATTTCCACCATAGGGATAGAAATACAAAGAAATTTAATATTTCGCAAGCAAAATCCTTAAGTAAAGAAAATCTACAACTCGAACTCGACAAATGTGATTTATTTTGTTGCAGGTGTCATAGAGAAGTTGAGATTGAATTGCGATAGTGGCGCAGTTGGTAGCGCGGAACCTTGCCAAGGTTCAGGTCGCCGGTTCGAACCCGGTCTATCGCTCAGCAATTAAATGGTAATTGAAGTCATACGTTTGGTTGAAGCCAGCAAAGATCTCATCGAGGAGTTGATCGACGACGAGATAGAACTTCGTAGGTTGCGAAAGAGGGTTCCGTCAGCAAATTTAAACACGCTCAAACGTCTACAGGAATTGGAGTGGCAGATGTTCGATGTGGATCATTCACTAGAGGGAACCGATTTAAGTCCGAGGTTGCGAGAACACCTCATACAATATCGAAGCACACTCCAGGGATTGCATGACGAAATAAATCAACCATAATGCCGCGATACCTCAGTTGGTAGAGGGCCTGTTTCGTAAACAGGATGTCGCCGGTTCGATCCCGGCTCGCGGCTCCAGAAATGCAAAAGACAGGATTTACAAGTCCTGTCTTTATTATTTTTGCTATATTGTAAATATGAAAGAACAAGTGATAGATCTAGTAGGTAAAAACAGAGGGAGGATCGTCGAAGCCATTCAGGAGAAGATAGAACTACGCGATCCGGATTTCTGGAGAATGCGAGAGATAGAAGATGAGCTTGAGCGAGTTGACAAGGAGCTAGGTCTCATATTCGTAGACGATGGCACCATAAAATTCGAGTCTGCTAAAACGAAGCAGGAGATGACTATGGTGTTCGGATCGGAACTCTTCGGAAAGAGAATGCTGTTGCAACAGGAGCTGCTGTCATTCTGCGATCCGGATTGGGTTGAAAAGAATTTGTGATGGATGTCCTGTCGATACGAAAAAAAGTGTCCGCTAACGCGAGGACAATGCTGGAGAAGATATTCGACAACGAGAGAAAGTCTAGTGTTGATGCCATTCACAAGGAGCTCGACTTTGCGCGGTTAATCGACAGGGATATAGTAAGAGAATTAATTATAAAGGTAAACGAGTCCAGGTATAAGCGGGAGTAACTCAGTGGGCAGAGCACGTGGAAAGGGAGACTGTTCTTACGCAAGTAAGCGGCGTGAAGCCGGGAGCAATCCGACAGAATGGTCAGCCTGAGTACCGAGGTCGGCGGTTCGAATCCGTCCTCCTGCACAAACATAGTCTTCGCCACCCGAAAGGGCGCGTCACTGAACAGAGGCTACCTGAAATGGAAACTGCATAGCGCGATAAAGGCGCCGGACGGACACAAACAGTAGAGCGGGCTATATTAATTTATCAAACAAATGGAAAAGAGCATCAAAATAAAAGACCTCCCAAAGGGAACCAACATGGGATCCGTCAGGGTGAAGACGCCGGACGGGACGGAAGGCTGGTGGGTGTCGCAGTGGCCTAAAGGCGTGTGGATCCGCAAGGAGATAGGCGAAGGCCAGGTTTACCCCGTGTTCGTGGAGGACCTGATGGAGTGTATGGAGTGGGACGTGCTCGAAGTTAAGGAATGAAGAAGAGCAAGATAAAGGAAATCAAGCAGAACCTGCAAGAGCACATTGTCGGCATCGAAGGCCTGACTACGGAAAATGCAGAGGAGCTTCTCGCGTTGTTGGACAGGATCTTCCCAAAAAGTGCTGCCATAGCCAAGGACCCGTCTCCAATGATAGGTGACAACCCGTTCAAAATGCCTCCCGGTGGA